GGATTTATATCGTCAGTAAAAAATAATAAATCTTCTATCTTATTTATACCAGTAATTAAATGTTTTTCATCAAAATTTAAAACAGATGTACTTATACAGTGATAAGTTAAAGAAGAAGTATTGGTATTAAAAGATACTATTAAATCAACCTTACCTGTAGGAGAGTTTGGATTATTACTATCATGTATAAACCAATAAAGAGTTTCATTTATACCATCTTCATAAACTCCAAGTGTTTTTCCATTGACTGTTTGTCCTGCATATTCAACATTAGTTAAAAGAGAATTACCTTTAGAGTTTTCTACAGCCCCTATTTCAGTAGCTTCAGTAGACCCTAAACGAACATTTAAAGCATCTATATACTCTCCAGGTGGAACCAAGCGTTCATCAACGCTCTTATTCATTTTACCTGCTATAAAATTTGTTGAGGCTTTTGCCATATTATTTTAACCATTTATCCTGACCTCTTAAATTTTGCAAGAGTCTGCCAGGGTGTATATTACTTAATCTTAATTTAGCGTTACGAAGCAAAGAAGACTTATCTTTTCTTGCTCTGTTTACTATATATTCCTGTACTCCAAATCGGCCATTTAAAATAGCATATTTAATATATGCGTATATAAAATCTTCAAATAATTTATTAACACTAATACTGGAGTCATCACCATTTTCCATACCATCAGAAATATATTCTAATACCACTAACTTTCCAGCCATTCCTGAATTAAAGTTTATAACACCTCCTTTTTTATTTATACTAAAAGTAGGATTTACATTTGCTGTTTCTGTGTTTAATCCAAAACGTGCACCTACCGCATAATCAAAACACCAATTTCCATTAATACAATAACCTTCCTGTCCATGATAAGGACCTTGTCCTAAATACATTGTTCTTTGTTGTCCTGACAATCTTTCTTTATCAAAAAAAGAATTATTAGGTTTTAATACATTTCCGTCTATATCAAATAATATTCTACAATCATTATCTTGTAAGTATGCCCCACTCCAATTAGTTTGAATATTTTCTGTCATTGGATACAACATACCATTTTGTTCTAATGAGATTCTCACCCAGTTAACATAGTCAGGTGGAAGTACAAATCTTAATTGATCACAAATCTGAAGTTCTAATATTTTTATTTCTTTCATTGCATCGTAATTCAATTCTTGAATTCCTCTTTTTGCATGAAACAAAACTTGATATCTATTTAAGTTGTTTACAATCTCATTGTTACCTTGAAACATTAACATGAAATTATTTACAATATCTTCTAAAGATATGTACTGATAAGACCCCCAATTAGAATCAGTTGGTACTACCCCATTGTTTTCATAATATTGATAATCTGTAATATATGTCATAATTAACTTGTTTCTTGTATTTCGTTACCCTCTTCAGCCTTCCCAAAATTATATACTTCAGCATCTCTAATTTCTATACCTACATACTGACATATTTTTGCAATTAATGTTGGCTCATCAGACTGAGGTAATTCAAACTCTTGAAAGTCAGGCTGTGTAGGGTCAAATATTGGCTCACCAACTCCTAAGTTTTGCCAAGTCCATTTTGGTATCTTAGGATATCTTACATACTGAGCTTGTATATCTCCTACGTTTAATATAGTAGTAGGATATACTGTTATTATATTACCATCTAAAACATATGCTGGATACGTTTTAGTAGGAGCAGTTAAAGCAGAGTTTGTTAAATAAAATATTTTATTTTGATTAACCCTTTCTACTTCTCTAATATTTGTATTAGAATAAATGACATAATTCTGACCACCAACTAAAAATATATCTGCACTTAAAGTTACTACAGTACTACTAAGAACCCCTGTAATATAAGCCTGCTGTAATGTTGTAGTGTTAACCACTAAAGAACCAATCTTAGGTGTTGGTGATGATGCTGGTATTATCGTCCATCCTACAGCATTTATATCTATTAATTGATTTGCTACTACTGCAGTATTTGTTCCTTTAAATAAAGGGACTGAATAATAAAATAATTTATTTATTAGATAATAATCATTAGGTAAGTTATAAGTATTAGAATTGTTCTGAGCTAAAAAAACTTGATTAGAAAAACTATCCATCACCTCTACTAATCCTTTTATTACATCAGCATAACCTTCACCTGACATTCTGCTATTTTGTTTGTTGATCCAATTATTATAACTATAAAAGTAATCTTCAAACATATCTACCTGCGCTTGTTTAGCGTACAAATTAAAATCTTGAGGAGATATATATCCGTAGTTATTTTTATTTGCTATAGCTAATACAGTATTCCTTACTTCATTTATTGATGCTGCCATATTATATAAACATTTCTACAAAGATAACAAAAAAAAAGAGGCCCACTTTTTTTGTAGGCCTCTCTTAATATATAATAATTAATTATGCTAAAACTACAGAAGTAGCATAAAGAACTGAAGGTCTTGAAGCCAATACAGGAGCAACGACCATTGGCATTTCAGCTATAACATCTTTCCAGTCTGACTCTAAAGTTTCAATCATCACTTTTTCAAAAGCTTTTTGCCAGCTATAATTAGCTTGTGATGCTGATATAGTAATAGTTAAAATATCATTACCTGCTGTTTTAGTTTTGTAAGTTAATACAACAGGTGTAGTACCTGCTCCACCTGCTGTGGGAGTATTAGTAACTATATTATCTAAATTAATTAATCTACCACCATAACCACTTTGAGATATAACAACCGCAGTATCAGATCCGTTATCATCAAAAATAAAGTTATCCATAGTTAAAGAAGTATCAGAATTAACTTTTGTTACTTTAGCCATTCTATCTGATGAAGTATTAATTACTAAGTCTCCTACATTTACATCAGTTAAAAAAGTTCCTGTTGCAACTAAAAAAGTATATGCGGCAGCATATGGCCATATTTTAAAAGCAGCACCTGAAACCTCTAAAGCAGTATTACCTGTTCCAGATATACTTAAAACAGTATCACTATCTACAGCTGTTACTGTAGAAATTGTCCATGTAGTAGTGTCTAAAACTTGATCTCCTACATTTACAGCAGCATTAAAGCCACCTGTAGCATAAGTTAGTTTGCCCGTAGCAGTACCAGATGTGGTACCTGCTATTGCTGGGGAAGCCATGTCCGCTGTTACACTGTAAAGCGGGAGAGGCACGTTAATAAACTTTCCCATAACTATGCTATAACTATTCCTGAAACTGCTTGTGGTGGTATAGCCATGTATGTTACACGAGTCCAAGAAGTTTGTAAAGCAGCAACCATTGAATCAGCAATAAATTTTCTCATACTGAAAGCTACTTGAGCAGCTGCAGTAAGTGTTGCAGTGTTACCATTTAAATAAGTAATAACTGTAGTAGTTGCTGTACCTGAAGCAGCTGTTACTGACAGGACTTCATTTACGTTTAAAAGAACGTCCCCAGAGCCTGTTACTGGGATTGATAAGAATTTTTCCATTTTATAAAAGTTTTTAATGGGTTAATAAAGTGCAAAGATAGATAAAAAAAAACACCCTTATTAGGGTGCTCTTTTAAATTATGTTAATAAAGATTATTTCTTTTTCTTTAACATTTGTTTTAATAACTTGTAAGTCTCCAGTCCTTCATCAGTTTGTAAATAAGAAGATACAATATCATTTGGTTGTTCTCCATAAGGAACTGTTAACATTTTAGTTTTATTTTTAGCTAAGTTAAAATAAACATCTCTTTGGTTGTTTCTTAAAGTTAATAGGTTTTTACTAAAAAACTGAACAACATCATCATACATTTGTAGTGCAGGATCATTTAAAATATCAATAAAGTCTTCAGGATGATTTCTTGAAAAGACAAGGATATCTCTTTTTAATTCTGCGGTACTTAACTTATCTGCACCAGAACCTAAAAGAACACGTGCAACCGTTTCAAGCATTGCAATATCTAAATCTCTTGCTAACAGTTGAGCATCTAAAATTAATTCTTCAATTTCTAATTCTTCAGCCGCATCTTTTGCTTCATCTATTTCATCAAATATCATTCCGTTTCCAGGATGTAAAGATAAAAAGTGTTGAAGTACTTGGTTGGTTCTATCTACGGTTAGGAAGCCATCTTCAAAAACAATAGGCTCCATAATAGCATTACCGTCTTGCTCTTCCTCAAAAGGGCTCTTTTGGTTTCTTGCATAACGAAGAGGTTTGTTTACTCCTGACTCTTCGTCAAAATAAAGTAATGGGGATCTTTTGTTGTGGTGTGAATTTAACATGAAGCACAATGGTGCTACATCTCTCTTAAGTTTATACTGCTTAGTAACAGTGGTTTTTGGTTTTTTCATTTTATTGTAATTTAATTAAAGTTAAAAAAAAGGGGAGGAGGTTAATCCTCCCCTAAATTAGTGTTACTTATTAATCTCTAAATAAGAAGAAGTTGTTTGCACCTAAAGTACATACAGCTCTTTCAGATAAGAAGTTAACTGTCATTGCATCAAGATCAGAAGTTCTTGCGCCACCAGCTGAACCAGTGATCCAAGTTTTGTAACGTCTGTCTTCAGTCTCAGAAGCTCTGTAACGAACATGTAAGAATGGTCTCTTAGCGTTCTTACCTAAGATTTGGTCATATACAGTTGTAGAACCAGCTGGAACCATAAGTCCATTGATTGCTCCACCTGTTAAACCACCTCTCATAGTAGGATCGTTTAAGTATTTCCAGTCTGACTTGTAGAAGTCATACCCTCTTCTGAATCCTGTGAATCCTAAGTTAAGAGCCATTTCTTCGTCATTGTCAAATAAACCATATGAAGTACCACCAGCTCCGTAAGAGTTTTGAGCAGCTAACATATCGTCAATATCAAATGAGAATTGTCTATTACAGAAAATAACATTTTCCTCGATAGCGCCTTGCTTGTCAAGTCTTTGGATTACTGAATCGAAACCTGCAAGAGCAACTGGGTTACCACCACTCCATACATTTCCTCTTGTATTTACTACATGGAAAACTCCTTCAGAACCTTTGTTTCCTACTGGAGCTGCTGCTGCTGCTGCACCAGAACCTACCGCTGCAGGAACCGCTTCAACCATTGCAGTCTCAAGATAGTCTTCAAAACGAAGTCTTGTTTCGTGCTCAGATTTTAGGTACCATAAGTATCCTGTACCACCATTCTCAGTAGAAATTTCTACCCATCCAATTTGAGCCATGTCAGAACCGCTTACCTCGTAAGTGTCTTTAATGATAATTGGAGAGTTTTCAAATATTAAGTCTTGAGCTTCTAAAGATCCTTGCATTCCTACTTGACCTTTTGCAAACTCAGAACCATAAATAAATATACTACAGTTTGTAGCTGCTGCCATTGCTTGACCACCTGCTTCATAGTAAGCTACAGTTACTGTATATGGAGCTACGTTTGAAACAGCTGTTACAATAGCTTTATTACTTAGTACAGAAGCTGCAGTCTCATCAGAAATCATTACAGTTTGACCTACTCTGATTGCTGAAAAACCTCCTGTTGGTTGTGATGAAGCTGGAGCTGCTGGGTTAACTTGAGCTGTTGGAATAGTCCAAGTTGCTACGTTAGCCGCTGCTGCTGCTGCAGATGTACATGCTGTATACTTAGTGTGTAACCTTCCTTGCTCAGCCCATTTAATAAGGTCAGAGTTAGAAGGCATTTCAGCACCAACCATTCTTAAGAATGATGCTACTGTTCTATTACCATATCTTTCAAATTCTTTCTCATATGTATCTGGAAGATACTGATTTAAGAAATCAAAGTTAGTAATGTAATTTGTTGCCAGGGCAACCTGTTGACTACTTGGTTGTAAGTCAAATCCTGGTGTTGCATTAATTGCCATTTTTGTTTAATTTTTTAATTTATACTTTTTTTATACTTCTTATTTTGAGTCCTTTACCACTACTATTATCACCTACGGTTCTAATCTTCAATCCATCTTTACTGAATGTCTGAGGAGTTTTACGCATGTCCATATTAATGTTTTTAGATTTCTTAGTAACATTATCTACAGCTTCGGTCATCCCCTGATTGTAAAAAAATTCAGCAAATTTGTCGAGATTCATAGCTACCGACATAGCTCTATGATATCCTTGAGCGTCATTCATCAATCCTGACTCTGCATCCATATACTTGTTTACAAAGTTGTTTACATTAGATTGTTTACTTTTTAACTCATCTCTATCACCAGGTTTAAAGTTAAAACTTTTTTCTCCGATATTGAACTCAAAACCTTTGAACTCATCGTTAAAAACCTCATCAGTCTTTGATAAAAAATAGTCATACCTTTTCTTCTGTGCTTCTTTAGCAGTGTTAGATTCCTCTACATAACTTTTATAGCTATTAAATTCTTCCATGTTCTCTTTAGATAAACCCTTCCCACTTGACTCAAGAGGAAGTTTATATTTATCTTTTTGTTCATTTAAAAACTTTTTAGCTTTTACAAGTTCTCTTTTTTTGGCTAATTGCTTTTTCTTAATATCTTTAGCATCATCTAAATCTTCGTCAAACGAAAACTTATCTTCTATAATGTCTGAGATATCACTACTATCCAACCCTTCTTCTGTTGAATTGTAATAAGCTCTTAGCACTTGGTCACCATCCATTTCATCATAGTCCTTTTGTAATTTTACAAAGTCTTCGATTCCACGTCCAGTTTCTTTTTTGTACTTAAAATATGCTGAGACATCTTCAGGTAAATCTTCATTTGATTCTTTCGTTTCAAATAATTGATCTACTGAATCTATGTCTTTATCATATCTGCTTTTAATATATGAAAGAACGTCTGCATCATTTAACTCTGGTGCGGGAGTTTCTTCTTTTACTTCTATTTTTTCTGGCTCTGAATCTTTATTTTCTGTTGATTCAAATTTTTCTTCATGTTCTTTAAGTAGTTTTTCTTCTATTTCTACTTTGGATTTTTCAACCCCTGTCACATCTTTTACTATAATTTTTTGCTCGTCCATTTTATTTAATTTAATTTATACAAAGTTAATACTATTTTTATAGGTTTTTCAAGCTTATCGAGGCTCAAATTCTGCTAAGTCAAAACCATCTAAACTATCCTCATTAGACTCAAAGTTAATCGGGGGAAGGTTTCTTTTTCGTTGTTCAATCATTTTAGATTGCTGTGTATTCCCTTGACTTATACGCTCAGCCTTTGCATCCTCTTTTTGTGTTTCTCTTGCGTCAATTTGTGATTGCTCCATACCTCTTAGTTGCATATTCATATTGAATTCAACTTGCATTAATTGACGTTTAAGGTCTGCTTCATTTTTTTGTTTCTCAATTTCAAAAGCTATCTCTGCTTGTTTGATTTGTATTTTCGCTTGAAGCTCTGCCTGTGTTTGTTGCATTTTAGATTGAGCTGCTTGTTGTTGCAATTGTTGTTGTTGTTGGTTTTGCATTGCCTGCTTCTGCTGCTCTTGAGCTTGTTTTTCTGCAGC